GGTGCGCATACTTTCGTCGCGATAGATGATCGGGGATTCAATAACATTTACGCCGGAAGTGAACTCAAACAGAGTTCTGGCGTCGTTCTCGTACTGTTTTCCCCATGCCAGCGCCTTAGCATTAACTTCCGGAGCCACACCGGTGCAAACCTCAGCCAGCAGGGTGTGGAAGTAGGACATTTTCATGTCAGGCCACTTCTTTCCTGAGCGGGGCTTGGCTATCACGTTGTGAACTTCTGAAGCGGTGATGACGCCGAGCCGTAATTTGTGCCATGCATCATCCCCCTGTTCGACAGCTCTCACGTCGATCCCGGTACGCTGCAGGATAATGTCCGGTGTCATGCTGCCACCTTCTGCTCAGTGGCTTTCTGTTTCAGGAATCCAAGAGCTTTCACTGCTTCGGCCTGTGTCAGTTCTGACGATGCGCGAATGTCGCGGCGAAATATCTGGGAACAGAGCGGCAATAAGTCGTCATTCCATGTTTTATCCAGGGCGATCAGCAGAGTGTTAATCTCCTGCATGGTTTCATCGTTAACCGGAGTGATGTCGCGTTCCGGCTGACGTTCTGCAGTGTATGCGGTATTTTCGACAATGCGCTCGGCTTCATCCTTGTCATAGATACCAGCAAATCCGAAGGCGAGACGGGCACACTGAATCATGGCTTTATGCCGTAACATCCGTTTGGGATGCGACTGCCACGGCCCCGTGATTTCTCTGCCTTCGCGGGTTTTGAATGGTTCGCGGCGGCATTCATCCATCCATTCGGTAACGCAGATCGGATGATTGCGGTCTTTGCGGTAAATCCGGCATGTGCAGGATTCGTTGTCCTGTTCAAAGTCCATGCCGTCAAACTGCTGGTTTTCGTTGATGATGCGGGACCAGCCATCAACGCCCACCACCGGAACGATGCCGTTCTGCTTATCAGGGAAGGCGTAAATTTCTTTCGTCCACGGATTAAGACCGTACTGGTTGGCGACGATCAGCAATGCGATGAACTGCGCATCGCTGGCATCACCTTTAAATGCCGTCTGGCGAAGAGTGGTGATCAGTTCCTGTGGGTCGACAGAATCCATGCCGACACGTTCAGCCAGCTTCCCAGCCAGCGTTGCGAGTGCTGTACTCATCCGTTTTATACCTCTGAATCAATATCAACCTGATGGTGAGCAATGGTTTCAACCATGTACCGGATGTGTTCTGCCATGCGCTCCTGAAACTCAACATCGTTATCAAACGCACGGGTAATGGCTTTTTTGCTGGCCCCGTGGCGTTGCAAATGATCGATGCATAGCGATTCAAACAGGTGCTGGGGCAGGCCTTTTTCCATGTCGTCTGCCAGTTCTGCCTCTTTCTCTTCACGGGCGATCTGCTGGTAGTGACGCGCCCAGCTCTGAGCCTCAAGACGATCCTGAATGTAATAAGCGTTCATGGCTGAACTCCTGAAATAGCTGTGAAAATATCGCCCGCGAAATGCCGGGCTGATTAGGAAAACAGGAAAGGGGGTTAGTGAATGCTTTTGCTTGATCTCAGTTTCAGTATTAATATCCATTTTTTATAAGCGTCGACGGCTTCACGAAACATCTTTTCATCGCCAATAAAAGTGGCGATAGTGAATTTAGTCTGGATAGCCATAAGTGTTTGATCCATTCTTTGGGACTCCTGGCTGATTAAGTATGTCGATAAGGCGTTTCCATCCGTCACGTAATTTACGGGTAATTCGTTCAAGTAAAGATTCGGAAGGGCAGCCAGCAACAGGCCACCCTGCAATGGCATATTGCATGGTGTGCTCCTTATTTATACATAACGAAAAACGCCTCGAGTGAAGCGTTATTGGTATACGGTAAAGCCGCACTCAGGCGGCCTTGATAGTCATATCATCTGAATCAAATATTCCTGATGTATCGATATCGGTAATTCTTATTCCTTCGCTACCATCCATTGGAGGCCATCCTTCCTGACCATTTCCATCATTCCAGTCGAACTCATACACAACACCATATGCATTTAAGTCGCTTGAAATTGCTATAAGCAGAGCATGTTGCGCCAGCATGATTAATACAGCATTTAATACAGAGCCGTGTTTATTGAGTCGGTATTCAGAGTCTGACCAGAAATTATTAATCTGGTGAAGTTTTTCCTCTGTCATTACGTCATGGTCGATTTCAATTTCTATTGATGCTTTCCAGTCGTAATCAATGATGTATTTTTTGATGTTTGATATCTATTCATATCCTCACAGATAAAAAATCGCCCTCACATTGGAGGGCAAAGAAGATTTCCAATAATCAGAACAAGTCGGCTCCTGTTTAGTTACGAGCGACATTGCTCCGTGTATTCACTCGTTGGAATGAATACACAGTGCAGTGTTTATTCTGTTATTTATGCCAAAAATAAAGGCCACTATCAGGCAGCTTTGTTGTTCTGTTTACCAAGTTCTCTGGCAATCATTGCCGTCGCTCGTATTGCCCATTTATCGACATATTTCCCATCTTCCATTACAGGAAACATTTCTTCAGGCTTAACCATGCATTCCGATTGCAGCTTGCATCCATTGCATCGCTTGAATTGTCCACACCATTGATTTTTATCAATAGTCGTAGTCATAAGGATAGTCCTGGTATTGTTCCATCACATCCTGGGGATGCTCTTCGAACTCTTCAAATTCTTCTTCCATATATCACCTTAAATAGTGGATTGCGGTAGTAAAGATTGTGCCTGTCTTTTAACCACATCAGGCTCGGTGGTTCTCGTGTACCCCTACAGCGAGAAATCGGATAAACTCTATTCACCCCTACAGAGAGCAAAAGAGAAACGCCGATGAACAACTCATGGTGGCAGGAACTAATGCATTTTTTCCTGCAAGGAATGACACTTAAACAGTTGATTCATATGCTAATCATCCTGATCATATTGATTATTGTTATGCCGGTAAGCGTAAAAGAATGGATAAACCTGCATAATCCAGAAATCCTTCCTCATTACTGGATGTATTACATCCTGTTGTTTTGCGTTAGCTATGTGCTTAACGGCGTTGTTAATTCCGCTTATCACGCTGTGACTGAAAGAATTGAGGTATTCGTTGCTCAGAAGCGCAAATCTAAAGAAGAAAAATATGTGCAAGATTTGTTTGATTCGTTAACTCTTGGAGAAAGAGCGTATTTGGCATTCGCTGTAGCCGCTAATAACCAGCTACAAACGGAAAAGGGAGCTCATGAATCAATTTCATTGCTCAAAAAAGGACTCCTCGTTCGAAGGCCTCCTGCTGTTGGATATCCTGATACCGACCGTTTTGTTATTCCTGAAAGCTATAGACATGAGTGCTACATTCGGTTTGCCGGGAAGGCAGACAGCCTTATGGATGAACTTATCGCTCAGGATAAGCATGGCAAAAACAAGTAATTAGCAAATGAATTTATCATCTCGCCGTCAGTTGTTTTGATTTCCGGTAGCCTGCCGCGTAAATAGCTACGTTTGGCAGGCAAACACTTCCACTGCATTCATCTACTTTCTTGCAGCGAAGGCTTCCGAGTGATATTGCTTTTTCAGAAAGGCTTAACCGCTTTCTCGGGTCTTCCTGAACAGGTTCCTCACTGTCTGTGCCGAAGATCGAATCGATGATGTTGCAGATGGAATCACGCTCGATGGCCAGCTTTCTGCGCCGCTCATGACGGCGAGTTTTGGCATTTCCTGCAAATGTTGATTTTCCGTACACGATTACCGTCATGATGTTTTCCTCATGTGAAATGGCTTTGGTGGTGATGCGCCAGATGCTGATCTTCTGGTTGCTGTCGTTACTGCTGCAATTCACATCACCCCAAACCCATCTCGTTTGGTATCTGTTCGCGCTTTGTCAGCGCATCATCGAAGTTAAAGAGCCTGCCAATCTGTTCCGTTTGGCTGCCAGCGTCCTGCTGATGGCGATGATAATGAACCAATAGTTCGATATTATCAAGAACTATAAGTACGAATTGTTTGTGGCTCATTAACTTAATGAGATATGTTTTTGATATGTAAAGGAATTTATTTTTGTAAAGATTGAAGATTGGTCAGTAGGAGAGAAAGAATTGTTTGCTGGCGTGTTAGTTCGTGGGTTAGCACATGTGCGGATGTTAAATAAGGTAGACGATCGTGAGGAAAAGAAAAACCGGCGCTGAGGCCGGGTATAATTATTTGATTATTTCTTTTATAAAGACTTCTTTCGGTTGGTATTTTTTATCTGATGATTTGAGCTGGTACGTTATTGTTATATCAGCACGTACAGCAAATTTACCTGCAAAATCTGATGGGTTTACGTTGGGGCCAAGAACCATATTTACTCTTCGATCTATTAATCCAGGGATAACAGCAGCCCAACCTTTCTCTGGATTGTCGAGGTCTAATGCACGGATTTCAACATCAACATCAAAATGATCCTGAGTATATGACTCTGGTGTGAAGACAACTTCAGTTGGGGCTTTTTTAATGGTTTCAGCGGGAATGGTCACTGTACCACCCCCTGTACCTATGACCATCGTAGATCCTTCGTCTGCCCTAGCTGGGGCAAGCGTCTTAATGGAACTTTTGGCAAGAGTCTTCTTATTGGTTACCGTGCTTTCTATGATTGCTTGAAGACGGTCAGGTGAAATATTAGCCTCACCGGCACCAATATTGATGATTGTATTGTTATTTGCTTCAAAGTGGGAGGTGTTGCTTGGAGCCATAGCCTTAGTTGCTAGAACTAAGCCATATCCAACCAGACCAATAACAACAGCACCAACGAGAGCGTTTCTCATTTTCCCATTTCCGATCTTTGCATGAGCGCCAGCAAGAAACTTGTCCATTTCTTCTTGGCTACCAAAGAGGAGTTTAATAACAATATCTTCATAAAGGCTTCCTGCTTCTAATCGCGCAACATGCACCGATATATCAAGGATATTAGCCCCTGTCAGTTCCTGCAAAACACCTTCTGATTGTTTTGCGATGGCCTCCCACCCTTGAAGGGAGGTAATCACATCTTTGATGCTTACAGGTTCTTTAGTTGAATAATATATGTTTTCGGTAAAGGTTAAAGATAATTCTTGGGACATCCGAGCCCTCGCTGTTTCTTTCGATTTGCTGTGTTAAGCTAATATTTTAATATCCATGTTTCTGTTTGCTTGCAGTGTGTTTCTCACCACCATCCAAACGTACTGGTTACTAGCTATGTGATGATGAAGTCATGAACTTTTCAGCCATTCCCTGGCCTCGATGTCATCTAGGTGGCGAGATTGCTTCAGAATACCAGCTACATACTCCACCTTTGCTACTTGATGATAAGGCAACGTTATTGGCCTGTGGTCTTGGTTGATGCTTGTAAATTGGTATTCTCCGTCTCTGTCATAGCCAAGAACCTTGATCATGTTGTGCCCTTCAATGGTTCTGACAAACACCTCATCACCTGGGAATACTTTGGTGTTAGGCTCAATGAGTACATATTCTCCTGATTTTATTCTGGGCCACATGCTGTCTCCTTTTACACGAAGACCAAAGGCATCTGGATCATCGCTATAAATCTTGAGCCACCCATCGCGCTCTTCGGTCATCTCGATGGCACCATCAACACCAAGAATTGCCTCACCAACCACGCGCACTAACCCTTTTTTTAATTTGCCAACAATTGAAAAAGTATCTTCATCATTCGCTCCATTTAACGAAGTGCCGTGCTGAAGCCAAACAACATCAACGTTTAGAAATTTCGCAAGCGCATTCATTTTTTCCTGGCGTGGTAAAGACTCAGCATTAAACCATTTGCTAACGCCTTTGGACGAAAGAGAAAGGGCACGGGCTATGGCCATTCCCCTACCATGTTCATCAAGACCAGCTTCTTTACAGGCTTGCGCTAGCCGCTGGGCGAATTCTTTGCGCACTTTTTCATTCTGAACCATGAGTACGATACTAAAGCACTTGCAAAAACTTTCAGTTCAACCATAATGCGTACTGAAAGTACGAAAAAGGACATTCCTATGCAAAATCTTGATGAGCCGATTAAAGGTGTCGGCATCCCTGAAGTTGCGAAGGCTTGTGGAGTTAGCGAAAGGGCTGTCTATAAGTGGCTCAAAAACGGCTTCCTCCCTAAGACTGAGTTTTTTGGGAAAACGAAATACGCATCAAAAATCGAAGAGATTTCTGGTGGCAAATATCAAGCAAGCGAAATGCTTGAAATAAGCAAAAAGAACCTTCTGGCAGCATAAGTAACACCGCTCTTTATCAATCTGCACCGCCGACAACGCGGTAACTAATTAAGAACTCATCGAAAGATGCGTATTAGTGATTATTTACCTATGGAAATAGTAAGAAATGGAACAAACAAATTACAGCAAACTATCACAGCGCGACGTTGATCGCGCAGAAACAGATTTACTTATCAACCTGTCAACGCTTACTCAGCGCGGTCTGGCAAAGATGATTGGCTGTCATGAATCGAAGATAAGCAGAACAGACTGGAGGTTTATAGCTTCGGTCTTGTGTGCTTTTGGCATGGCATCAGACATCAGTCCGATTAGCAGAGCTTTTAAGTATGCGCTTGATGAAATCACCAATAAAAAACGCCCGGTGTGCAAGACCGAGCGTTCTGAACAAATCCAGATGGAGTTCTGAGGTCATTACTGGATCTATCAACAGGAGTCATTATGACAAATACAGCAAAAATACTCAACTTCGGCAGAGGTAACTTTGCCGGACAGGAGCGTAATGTGGCAGATCTCGATGATGGTTACGCCAGACTATCAAATATGCTGCTTGAGGCTTATTCGGGCGCAGATCTGACCAAGCGACAGTTTAAAGTGCTGCTTGCCATTCTGCGTAAAACCTATGGGTGGAATAAACCAATGGACAGAATCACCGATTCTCAACTTAGCGAGATTACAAAGTTACCTGTCAAACGGTGCAATGAAGCCAAGTTAGAACTCGTCAGAATGAATATTATCAAGCAGCAAGGCGGCATGTTTGGACCAAACAAAAACATCTCAGAATGGTGCATCCCTCAAAACGAGGGAAAATCCCCTAAAACGAGGGATAAAACATCCCTCAAATTGGGGGATTGCTATCCCTCAAAACAGGGGGACACAAAAGACACTATTACAAAAGAAAAAAGAAAAGATTATTCGTCAGAGAATTCTGGCGAATCCTCTGACCAGCCAGAAAACGACCTTTCTGTGGTGAAACCGGATGCTGCAATTCAGAGCGGCAGCAAGTGGGGGACAGCAGAAGACCTGACCGCCGCAGAGTGGATGTTTGACATGGTGAAGACCATCGCGCCATCAGCCAGAAAACCGAATTTTGCAGGGTGGGCTAACGATATCCGCCTGATGCGTGAACGTGACGGACGTAACCACCGCGACATGTGCGTGCTGTTCCGCTGGGCATGCCAGGACAACTTCTGGTCCGGTAACGTGCTGAGCCCGGCCAAACTCCGCGATAAGTGGACCCAACTCGAAATCAACCGTAACAAGCAACAGGCAGGCGTGACAGCCAGCAAACCAAAACTCGACCTGACAAACACAGACTGGATTTACGGGGTGGATCTATGAAAAACATCGCCGCACAGATGGTTAACTTTGACCGTGAGCAGATGCGTCGGATCGCCAACAACATGCCGGAACAGTACGACGAAAAGCCGCAGGTACAGCAGGTAGCGCAGATCATCAACGGTGTGTTCAGCCAGTTACTGGCAACTTTCCCGGCGAGCCTGGCTAACCGTGACCAGAACGAAGTGAACGAAATCCGTCGCCAGTGGGTTCTGGCTTTTCGGGAAAACGGGATCACCACGATGGAACAGGTTAACGCAGGAATGCGCGTAGCCCGTCGGCAGAATCGACCATTTCTGCCATCACCCGGGCAGTTTGTTGCATGGTGCCGGGAAGAAGCATCCGTTACCGCCGGACTGCCAAACGTCAGCGAGCTGGTTGATATGGTTTACGAGTATTGCCGGAAGCGAGGCCTGTATCCGGATGCGGAGTCTTATCCGTGGAAATCAAACGCGCATTACTGGTTGGTTACCAACTTGTACCAGAACATGCGGGCCAATGCGCTGACTGACGCGGAATTACGGCGCAAGGCTGCCGATGAACTGACCTGTATGACAGCGCGAATTAACCGTGGTGAGACGATACCTGAACCAGTAAAACAACTTCCTGTTATGGGCGGTAGACCTCTAAATCGTGCACAGGCTCTGGCGAAGATCGCAGAAATTAAAGCTAAGTTTGGACTGAAAGGATCGATGAAATAGAGCTAAAATATTAGCTTTAAAATAAAGTATATCTAGCGAATATAATCCAGGACTGGTTGTAATGCCCGCAATAATTGATTGCGTGACTAATAAAATTTTTCTTCCATTGTAATCATTTAACCATAAAGTTTATGTGGATATTTTATTTGTGTGTTGATTTTTTTGTAACGTTCTGTATATTTCGCACCTCTTGTCATACCAGTTATTTTTTTCATTATATTCATAACGTTGATTGAACTATGACCACTGTGAATAAAAAGTTAAAAAAAACTGCATCTGGCGCGATTACATGGTCAGTAATTGTTACCCAGATATTATCTCCAGTTTCTCTTTCTTTGATTCCGGCAAACAGTTTTGCATCGTCTGATAATAAAGATGTTACGCAAATTTATGCTAGCGATGAGCGTGCAAATAAAGTGGCCTCATTTGCAGTAAGTGCAGGTCAGAGTCTGGCGAATAATAATGCAAGTAGTTTTGCTGTAAATACTTTATCAACTCAGGCGACAAAAGAGGTCGTCGATTGGTTGCAACAATATGGCAATGCGCGCATCAAGCTTAATGTCGATAATTCTTTTTCCTTGAAGGATTCATCATTCGACTTTTTATATCCATGGCTGGATACTCAGGATTATGTGCTATTCAGTCAAACATCACTACATCGTACTGATGACCGTAATCAGACCAATATTGGTTTGGGGATTCGTCATTTCACTCCTGATAATGCAATGTTGGGTGCGAATGTTTTCTACGATTATGATTTAAGTCGCAGCCACTCTCGCGCAGGTTTTGGGGTTGAGTACTGGAGAGATTATTTCAGGCTTGGTGTAAATACCTATTTTGGTTTATCTGACTGGAAGGACAGTCGGGATATTGATGATTATCTGGAAAGACCCGCAAATGGCTGGGATTTTTCTGCTGAAGGATGGCTACCTGCTTATCCGCAATTAGGGGCATCTATTCAGTTTGAAAAATATTATGGTAAAAATGTCGGATTATTTGGAAGCGATAATCTGCAGGAAAACCCTTACGCAGTTACTGGGGGAATTTCTTATACACCAGTTCCTCTGATTAAGTTTTCTGCACAGCATAAGCAAGGACAGAGCAACGTTCACGATACAACCTTTGGTGTTGAGTTTAATTACCGCCCAGGCGTTTCCCTTGCTGAACAGCTTAGCAGTGACAATGTTGCAGTTATGCGAGAAGTCCAGAACCGGCGTTATGATTTTGTTGAACGAAATAACAACATTGTTCTGGAGTACAAGAAGAAGCATGCACTGAAAATCAGCTTACCAGAGTCTGTTCAGGGGGATGGCGAATCAATCATCCCTGTAACACTGACAATCAACAATGCCAGTGGTGGTATCAAGTCTGTACAGTGGAATGATAGTGTATTCACTGCGGCTGGCGGTAAGATCAGTGGAAATGGCACATCATGGCAGGTCACTTTACCGGCTTATAAAAGCGAAGGTGTAAATTCGTGGAATGTTGGAGCCACGGTCCAGGATAATAGAGGCAACGTTTCCAACTATGCGGTGATGAATATTAGCGTTATCAATAGTGGTGTCTCGACAGCGGATTCTTCTTTTATGTTGGATGGAGATTCATCTCCGACGATCTCTGCTGATGGTCAATCCACTCATCCAATAGTATTAAGCCTGAAAGACAGTAACGGTAAGGCATTAACCGGACTGGCTGATGACATTGAAATGTCAGTGGAATTTACTGCGGATAGCAATAGTGCTCGACAGCGTGAAACGGTAACTGCCCCGTCATTAGGCGCGGTAGAGGAAATCTCTGCTGGTGTATATCGCTCTGTTCTGACTGCTGGTTCGCAGGCTGGCACAGTACGTGTAACAGCAAAAGTTCAGGGAAAAACCTTTACTTTGAATATTAAGCAGGCAGCCGTTATTGATAGTGATGTCTCGACAGCGGATTCTTCTTTTACGTTGGATGGTGATTCGTCTCCGACGATCTCTGCTGATGGTCAATCCACTCATCCAATAGTATTAAGCCTGAAAGACAGTAACGGTAAGGCATTAACCGGACTGGCTGATGACATTGAAATGTCAGTGGAATTTACTGCGGATAGCAATAGTGCTCGACAGCGTGAAACGGTAACTGCCCCGTCATTAGGCGCGGTAGAGGAAATCTCTGCTGGTGTATATCGCTCTGTTCTGACTGCTGGTTCGCAGGCTGGTACGGTACGTGTAACTGCAAAAGTAATGGATAAAACATTTACTCTCAGTATTAAGCAAACAGCAGCAACAGAACCTGATTCTGAGGTCAGTGCTGTTTTAACCGCTGCACCAGCAGAACAGGTAGTTGGTTACAATATCAATCTACAACTGGCAGTGAAGGATTCACAAGGAAATGCAATCACTGGTGATAACACTCTGAGCTTTTATGCTCTTAACCAGGCAGAAGGAGTCGAGTTTGGGGCTGTAACGGAAAAAGACGGTGTCTATAGCGCGACAGTAACTTCAAAACGAGCTGGTAAGATTCGGATCGGTGTTAAATCGGGTAGTCACAATTTCTCAGGTATTGAGAAAGAAATCTCCTTTATTGAAGATCGAACACAGTTCGCATTCTCTCGTATTGAAGCCAGTAAAAATAATGCATTGGCTGACGGCAAACAACAGAATACGGTGACTTTAAGCCTTGCAGATCGTTTCGGCAATGTTGTGCCCGGTTATGCTGTTACGCTGTCCTTACCTGCGGGGGTAACTCAAGTTGGTGGTGAACATGCTGTGTCAACTGACGAAAACGGTAATGCTGTTTTTGCGTTAATAAGCTCCACTCCGGGTTCTTACGTGATTAAAGCTCATGCTGGTTCTCAGATGTCTACTGAGTTAACAGTAACCTTTGCATCAAATATGATCGGAGCTTCACTGTCACTGACGCCTGGAAACAGTAGCTTAATTTCCAATATTCCTGCTAATGGTAAGGATGCTGCGGTATTGAATGTGCAACTGACAAATACGAATGCGTCGGTCAATGGACAGAAGATTCAGCTCATCACCTCATCTGAAAGATTGTCTGTACCGACAAATATCGTGACTGATTCAACAGGGCATGTTTCCGTACCACTTACAACGGTGAGAGCTGGTGAGTATACGGTGGCTGCACGAGTGACTGACGGTTCCCATAGTGTGGAGTCTGGCAGCGTTAAGTTAACTTTTGTACCAGATGCTGCTTCCGCAGAACTTACTATGAGTACATCAAAACAGCAGATTGTGGCCGATGGTAGTGAAAGTGCAACAGTGGACATTCAGTTGGTTGATGCCAATAACAATGCGTTTACAGGCGATGTGGATTTAACGGTTACACCATCGACGGGAGCATCATTGACCAGTAGTAAACTGCAGTTGGATGCTCATGGACAGGCAACAACGCAGTTCACAGCATCGAAATCAGGCCAGTACACAATTCAGGCTGAGTATGTTCTAGATGGGAAACGTATAACCGCAAGCAAAAATATTGATGCCGTGACGGATGTGAAGGAGGCTGTGTTGGAGATCACATCATCTGCATCTTCGGCTGTAGTGAGCGATACCAACAATCTGATATTTACGTTACTGTTGAAAAGTACGTCAGGCGAAGTATTAAGTGGTCGAGTATTGAATATCAAGGCATCTGGGCCGTCCAAATATGGTGCGTTGGTGGTTGATAAAACCACTGTAACGACTGATGAGTATGGTCTGGCTACGGTAAGCGTACATGGTCGAACGGCTGGTTCGTATAAATTAACGGCGACCTTAGATGAACTTGGCAGTGATGTTAGTGAGGTGAAGTCATTCTCTCTGTATGCTGATGAGGCAAATGGAGTATTGACACTGCATAAAGATGGAGGCTATGACACAGATGATGGTACTCCAGTGGGGGTTTATGCCCGATTTGTTGACCATTTCGGCAATCCGTTATCTGGTACGGTTGAGTTTTCTGCTGGTAGTGAAGATAGTCCAAACTCTCAACGGGTTAAAATGGAGCCTGCTACAGTAACGTTACACTGGACAGGTAATGCAGCCTCGGAGTTCAGCACCTATGAAAGCGGTTATCACTGGATTAAGGCCAAAATAACGAACAGCAAAAATACATATGAGAAAACAATAAGGACTTATGTTGTAAAGCTCCCTGAAAAGGATAGTTAACAAAACAGAATAGGGAGGGCTAAGCCCTCCCACTTTTTAATTGAGACGGACTGTTTCTTAAATTCACTTACGTTAGATATGAACTGGTTATTTTTTATAACAATAAAAGACTTTTGATTTTTGAATATCAGTAAGTAATAATGATTTACGTCGACAGACTGAACATCTGTTGGTGACTTCTGCGCTAAACGGGGACGTTTATGCGCACATACAATCTAAACTCTCTTCTCTCTTCACAGATGCAGAAATGCACCTGCGATTCTTTGCATCCAACGTTTGACCTCTGCGGAGGTGAAGCGTGAACCTCCCACAAGATGGCATCAAATTACATCGCGGTAACTTCACCGCTATCGGTCGGCAGATCCAGCCTTATCTGGAGGACGGCAAATGCTTTCGCATGGTGCTTAAACCGTGGCGCGAGAGACGCAGTCTTTCCCAGAATGCACTCAGCCACATGTGGTACAGCGAAATCAGTGAATACCTCATCAGCAGGGGTAAAACGTTCGCCACTCCAGCTTGGGTAAAAGATGCTCTCAAACACACATATCTCGGTTATGAAACCAAAGACCTGGTTGATGTCGTAACCGGTGATATCACCACTATCCAGTCGTTACGCCATACCTCCGACCTTGATACCGGAGAGATGTATGTCTTCCTGTGTAAGGTTGAAGCCTGGGCGATGAATATTGGCTGCCACCTGACTATTCCGCAGAGCTGCGAGTTCCAGCTGCTGCGTGATAAGCAGGAGGCGTAATGGCTACACCGCTTATTCGTGTCATGAACGGACACATCTACAAAGTACCAAATCGTCGTAAGCGTAGGCCTGAGCTGAAACCATCCGAAATACCAACACTGCTCGGATATACCGCCAGCCTGGTTGATAAAAAATGGTTGCGACTGGCAGCAAGGAGGAATCATGGCTGATTTGAGAAAAGCAGCGCGTGGTCGGGAATGCCAGGTAAGAATCCCTGGCGTATGTAATGGCAATCCTGAAACGTCTGTACTGGCACATATCCGGCTGGCTGGATTGTGCGGTACCGGTATCAAACCGCCAGACCTGATTGCCACCATTGCATGTTCTGCCTGTCACGACGAGATCGACCGTCGCACGCATTTTGTTGACGCTGGATATGCAAAAGAATGCGCGCTGGAAGGTATGGCGAGAACGCAGGTTATCTGGCTGAAAGAGGGGGTAATTAAGGCGTGAATACCTACAATATCACATTACCCTGGCCGCCGAGCAATAATCGCTATTACCGCCATAATCGCGGGCGCACGCACATCAGCGCAGAGGGGCAGGCATACCGCGAAAACGTCGCCCGAATCATTAAAAACGCAATGCTGGATATCGGCCTGGCTATGCCTGTGAAAATCCGCATTGAGTGTCACATGCCGGATCGCCGTCGCCGTGACCTGGATAATCTACAAAAGGCCGCTTTTGACGCACTCACCAAAGCAGGTTTCTGGTTGGATGATGCTCAGGTCGTTGATTACCGCGTTGTGAAGATGCCGGTTGTCAAAGGTGGAAAGCTGGAACTGACCATCACTGAACAGGGAGATGAATGATGTTTGAGTTTTATATGGCAGAACTTCTTCGCCACCGCTGGATGCGCCTGCGCTTATATCGTTTCCCTGGTTCTGTTTTGACCGATTACCGAATACTGAAGAATTACGCCAAAACCCTGACAGGAGCAGGAGTATGAAGTCAGAGATAACAATCAACTAATACTGTTTTGTTGATTTTTGCTTGTAAT